AAGGCCTGGGCATTCTCACGGAGTTCGAGCGCGAGGCCCTGCGGCAGCACCGCGCCAAGAAGGGCACCACGAGCCTGTCCCCGCACCTTGAGGCCCAGCTGTACGAGGTCTTCCTCCAGGGCAACAGCTGCGAGACCATCGCCAAGCTGAACCCCGGCATACCCATCGGCCAGGTTCTCGAGACCCGGCTGCAGCGCAACTGGGACGGCCGACGGGAGCGGTACCTCGAGGAGCTGATGGCCAGCGCCAAGGCCAACGTCACCCAGATTCAGCTCGAGGCCCTGGAGTTCCTGCGCACGCACCTGGCGGTCATCCACAAGGCCTTCGGCGTCCAGGCCAAGAAGTTCCTGCAGTCGGGAAACCTCAAGGACTTTCCCAAGACCGACCTGTCGTGGAAGCAGTACAAAGAACAGCTGGAGCTGCTCATGAAGCTCACCGGCCAGGCGCCGGTCGAGCGCAAGGAAGTCAGCGGCACCGTCACGCACGAGCACCATGTCGTGCCGTCGCCGGCTGTGGACGTCAAGCCTGTGGCCGTGCTCCCCGGGGGAATGCCTTCGGCCACCGCCGCTGACGCCCTGGCGGTGTTCGAGGCGTCCCTCGTCAAGAAAACGTAAGGCGGCGTAATCTAAGGGGTGTCGTGACACCCCAAGCCACGCTTCCTATTGTCCAGACGCCGCAGAGCGAGCAGATGCGCTTGCTCCGCCAGGCCATGTGGGTGCCGTGCCTGACCAAGGACGCACTGGCGCGCTGGTGCCGCGTCTACCTGGGCGTGAACTTCCCCGACGGGCACGTCGACCCGATGAGCAATATCGGCCCCCTGGAATTGGTTTGGGAGGTTTATTCAAACGCCTACAAGAATGATAATCCGGATTTCAACCGCATCCTCGCGTATGCGTCGCGCATCAGCTTCAAGACCCTCGCGGCCGCCGTGCTCGAGGTCCTGTGCCTGATTCACCTGGACCGGGACGTCGTCCACCTGGCGGCCATCAAGGAGCAGTCCGAGAAGTGCCAGGAGTACGTGAAGCTCTTCTTCGGCCGGCCGTTCCTCCGGGACTTCCTGGTCGGTGACGCCAGTACGTACACCGAAATTTTCCACTACACGAACACCGTCACGGGGGAAATCATCAGCCCCAGGGAGTACAAGGCCCTCGGGGCCACGCTGAAGCTCGAGTACGAGGAGCACCGTGGGTACATCGACATCACCACCTGCACCATGGCGGGCACGAACTCCAAGCACGCCGCCTTCATGGTCGTCGACGAGGTGGACATCATCGAGGGCGAGAAAATACGCGCCTATGCCCAGGCCAAGCTCATCCCCGACCGGCAGCGCGGCAAGTACCCCATTACGTTGCTCATCAGCACCAGGAAGACGGGCATCGGCAAGGTCCAGGACGAAATCAACGACGCCCAGAAGACGCGGCTCATCATCCGCCACTGGAACGTCCTGGACGTCACGGAATCCTGCCCGGACGAGCGCCACCGCCCGGACCTCCCGAAGGTGGTCCTGTACCGGAACGAGAAGACCCTGCAGGTGTACACCGAGGAGCAGTGGAAGACCCTGGACGAGAACCAGCAGGTGCTGTACGAGCGCCGGGACGCCTGGTGGGGGTGCCAGCACAACTGCCGCATCTTCGGGCCCTGCGAGGGCATCCTGTCCCGCAAGGACGTCGTCCGCACGGGGTCGTTCAAGAGCATCGCCGAGATTACCAACCAGTTCGCGTCCGTGAGCACGGAGATGGCCGTCGCCGAGCTGCTGTGCCGCAAGCCCGGCAGCGAGGGCATCATCTACTCGAACGTCGACGAGGGCAAGCACCTGCTGACGGCCGCGCAGATGGCGTCGCTCATCATCGGCGAGCACGTCAGCGAGCCCTTTGACCAGGCACAGCTCATCCACCTGATGATTGACCGGGAGATGCGCCCCGTGGCGGGCCTGGACTTCGGGTTCAGCCACAACTTCTCCCTGGTCCTGGGGTTCACCGACGGGTACCGAATCTTCATCGTCGGCGCGGCGTCCCAACCGGAGCTGATGCCCGACCAGCAGCTGAAGCTCGCGTTGAAGCACGCCAAGCCCCTGCGCAACGGCGAGGTGGAGAACGACTTCCTGTACTCGGCGCGCATCTACGCCGACCCGGAAAACCCGCAGATGGTCAAGGTCCTGAAGAACGGCGGCCTGAACTGCGTGAACTGGAAGAAGGGCCCCGGGAGCGTCCTGGCGGGAATCGAGGCAGTGCGCGTCGCCCTTGGGGCGGTCGTGGGTACCCCCAGGCTCCTGTTCCTCCGCGGCGACCCCACCGTGGAGTTCTTCTTCCAGCGCATGACGACCTACCACTGGAAGCTCGACGCCGCCGGCAAGCCCTCGGACATCCCCGACGACGCCAAGGACGACGAGGTGGATTCCATCCGGTACCTGGTCATGAACACCCTGGGTAAGTACTCAGGGCTCATCGTGGCCCCGGACGCCGAGACCGAGGCCCGGGGGAACGTGGCGGCGGTCAACGTCCACTCCCAGCTCGTGGGCATGCCCGGTCAGCCCACCCCCAAGGCCGTCGCCCCGGTGGTCACCCCGGAGCAGCAGCGCCAGCTCCACTGGAACGCCATCGCACAGATGGTTGGGATACCTACGATGGAAGCCGGAGAAGGCCAGCAAGCAGTCAAGGGTACCCTAACTGGAGATAGTTCCAAAGGAAAGAAGGGTTCATTTTCATGGTCCCTGTAACCAAGTTGTGCACGGGGTGTAATGAAGAGAAACTCGCAGAATGCTTCCCGTTTCGAGACAAGGAACATACCCAACTTCATTCTCGTTGTCATCCCTGTCATAAAATAGCATGTGCTTCCTGGCGAAAGGACAACCCCAGAGAGCACTTTGCGTTGAAGCTGAAGAAATACGGCTTGACCCTCGAGCAGTGGGACGAAATGGTGCTCGAGCAAGGAGGGCGTTGTGCAATCTGCAATGACCCCATGGATGACCTCAGGGAACCCTGCGTAGACCACGACCACAAGACTGGCGAGGTTCGGGGGTTGCTCTGTAGTCCCTGCAACTTGGTCCTTGGGAAGGTGGGGGATAGGCCCGAAGTTCTGGAGAATGCGGCGGCCTACTTGCGTCGAGGTTCACCCGCAATCTAGCGGTCATGGCGCACCTGAACCTTGACATCGGTATCCTCGCTTACGAGGACCAACCCATTACCTCGGCGCCGCAGCGCCGTCCCATCGACTGGCTGAGGAGCTTCCGGGGGTTGTCCATACGGTCCCCGGGGACCAACACCGCGGTGCCGACCATCCCCCCGGGCGGGTCGGCGACGTTGCTCCAGGGCGAGCGGACCATCACGGCCGACAACTCCACGACCTACGCGCTCACGCAGTCCCTGCTCAGTGGCCAGCAGTACTTCCTGTCCTGGACCGCGGGCACCGCCCCGGGGTTCCGCACCGACCGCGGGCTGACCCTCTCGGGGTCGACGCTGACCGTCACCCCCCAGGCGAACCAGAGCGTCATCTTCTCCATCACCGCCGGTGGCGGGAGCTTCGCGGCCGTGCAGGTCGGCGACCAGGTGTTCATCCCCGGCATCACCACGGGCGTCGCCCCGGGGCCGTTCAACCCCCTCAACGAGGGCCTGTGGGTGGTCCTGTCGGTGACCAGCAGCACCGCCATTGTCCTCGCGCGCCTGCCGAACTCCACGCTCGCGCAGTTCGGCCAAACGGGGGCGGTCGTCACCGACAACCTCCAGTTCCAGGCGTTCAGCGCCGCCGGTGTGCAGGTCGGCGACGAGGTGGACATCAGCGCCGGTGCCACCCTGCCGTCGCCGCTCGTCAACACCTTTGAAATCGTCGGCGTCACGGCCCAGCAGCTGACGTTGGTCAGCACGGCGCCGCTGCCGCTGGTCACGGCGTTCATCCCCACGGCCGCGGGTCTGACGGTGTACAGCCAGGCGTTCAACTTCCTGTACATCGAGGCCGACCAGCCGTGCGTGGTCCAGGCCAACGGGGACACCGGCAACACCCAGAGACTGGACCCCGTGCAGGCGTCGCAGTGCTGGTGCTCGAACGGCGCCTCGCCGCTGGTGGGCGTCTACCTGAAGACGGGTCCGACCTGGGAGCTGACCGTGGTGAACCGCAGCGTCAACCCCTTGCACCTCTTCCTCGCCACAGCCCAGTAGGTCCAGGAGCCGCATGGCCGCCAAAGACGACATCATCCTACCGGTCAGCACGATGTCCAGGAGCATCATCGAATCGCTGCTCGGCGGTCCCGCCGCGGCGTCCCTGGTCAAGGCCGAGCCCCGGAAGGCGTCGCCCATCCGCCTGCAGTTCGCCGACCCGAACAGCATGCCCACGGAACTCGGTGGCGATGGCGGCGGCCCCACGGGCGAGCTGCCGGTGCAGGCCGTCGAGAAGAGCCTCAGCAAGTCCCTGCTGAACGTCCTCAACGGCGGCCGCGACGACAGCATCGAGCGCCTGGCGTTCGAGATTGACCCCCAGCAGGTCAACCAGTACCAGAGCCTGTACCGGGCCAAGCTGCGCCTGGTCCCCGACCACCTGCTCAAGCGCATCGCCATCCAGGACAGCCTGGTGGCGGCCATCCTCAACGCCCGTAGCAAGCACCTGCAGAGCTTCGGCATGCCCCCGCAGGACCGCTTCTCCAAGGGGTTCACCATCGAGCCCAAGCCGGGCATCATGGACGAGCTGGACGGCGAGAAGAAGCGCGACCTGCAGCGGCGCATCGACGCCGTCACGGAGCGGCTCATCACCTGCGGCGAGACCAAGGGCTGGTCCGACCACGACAAACTCAGCTTGTCCACGTACATGGCCGTGTCCGTTCGCAACGCCCTGACGGTCGGGCGCATCGCCACGGAAATCGTGTACTGCACGGACAAGAACACCGGCGGCCGGCGGTTCCACAGCTTCCGCCCCACGGACGCCGGGACCATCTACCGCGCGTGCCCGCAGCAGGAGGCCGCCGAGCAGGTGCGCCAACAGGCCCGGCGCCAGCTCGAGCAGCTGAAGAACAAGAAGCTCCAGCCCGAGCGGTTCGAGAAGGATGAGTACACCTGGATTCAGGTCATCGACGGCCAGCCCCGGCAGGCGTTCACCGCCGAGGAGATGGTCGTCCACGCGTTCTACCCGGCCACGGACGTGGAGCTGGAGGGCTACCCGCTCACGCCCCTGGACACGGTCATCGCCGAGGTCACCACCCACATCAACATCACCACCCACAACAAGCTCTACTTCCAGAGCGGCCGGGCGTCCCGCGGGATGCTCATCATCAAGGCCGAGGGTGGCGTCGACGAGAACGTGCTTGCGCGCATCCGCATGCAGTTCAACGCGACCATCAACAACGTCAACAACGCCTGGCGCATGCCCGTCTTCGGGGTGGGCACGGACGAGGAAATCACGTGGGCGCCCATCGACAACGGCGGCCGCGACATGGAGTTCCAGTACCTGAGCGACAACACCGTGCGCTGCATCCTCTCGGCGTTCCAGATGAGCCCCGAGGAGTTGCCTGGGTACGCGCACCTCAGCCGCGGCACGAACAACCAGGCGCTCAGCGAGAGCAACAACGAGTACAAGCTCGAGGCCGCCCGCGACGTGGGCATCCGGCCCCTGCTCCAGGAGTTCGAGAACTTCTTCAACACCTGCCTGTTCCCGCTGTTCGACGAGACGCTCGCGAAGCTCTGCAAAATCCGGTTCGTGGGCCTCGACGCCGAGACCCAGGAGAAGGAGAGCATCCGCATCCAGACGGACCTCCCCATCCACGGGACCATGGACTGGATTCTCGACCAGGTCGAGAAGAAGCCCGTGGGCAAGGCATGGGCCGGCGAGTTCCTGCTCAACCCCCAGTGGCAGGAAGTCCTGGACAAGTACTTCCCCGTCGGGCAAATCATGGAGCACTTCTTTGATATGAAGGGTGCCGGCGCCCGTCCGGACCTCCAGTACCCGCGCGACCCCTTCTGGTTCCAGTACCAGGAGCTGCTCATGCAGGTTCAGCAGGCTGCCAGTGCGCCCCCGGGTGGTGGTGGCGGTGGTGGTGGCGGCCCCCCGGGCAACGGCGAGGGTGGCGGCGAGCAGCAGCCTCCTCCGGACGACGGTGGTGGCGGCGGGCCAGTCAACGACGGCGGGTCGTCGTCCTCGGGCTCGAGCGCGAAGTCCGGCGGCTCCGGGGGCAATCCCGCGCCGAAGACCGAGAACCAGAAGAGCGCCGACGCCAATCCCAAGAAGGCCGCCACGGGCCCCTTGAGCAGCGCCGTGGACCAGCTGACGGCCACCCTGGGCAAGGCCGAGCACCAGCTCAGCCCCGCGCACAAGAAGCTCCTGGTGCAACAGAAGATGACCGTGGCCGCCGCCCTCGATGGCTTCCGGGCCGACGGCGACAAGTTCCTGAAGGAAGTCCTGGACCTCGCAGAGGCCCACACGGCCCCGCCGGCCAAGGAGTAGGGCCTTGGCTCAGCAGCCACTCGGCACGGCCGCGCAGGCGCTCATCGCCACCAAGGTCGATGAGCTGTTCGAGCGCCTGAAGCTCCGGTACCTGGGGCCGTCGGGCCTCGTCACCCCCAGGGGCGACAAGCGCATCCTGATTGCCCCGTGGGTGAACCGCGACCTGACGCTCGAGGGCGTGTTCCATAACGCCTCGGCCCTCGAGGGCGTCCACGCGGACCCCCACGGGCTGAAGACCATCGTGAACATCGCCGGCACGTACCTGGACGCCGCCCGGGAGCAGGCCAAGGCCGAGATTCTCCGGGAGGTCACGACGTTCCTGACGCAGACCCAGACCACCGGCGTCAGCTCCAACCTCCAGACCGTCCTCGGGGGCAAGCTCTCGGAGGTCATGGCCCGCGTCAGCACCCGCGTGGAGACCATCGTCGACGCGGAGACCGCCACGGCCAAGAACATCGGGCTCATGGACGGCATCGGGCGCATCAACGCCCATCTTGGAATAGCCGACCCGGTCGTCTTTTTTATTGTGGTCAGGGATGGAGAGCTGTGCAAGGAGTGCAAGCGCGTCCACCTCCTGGAGGACGGCGTAACCCCGCGGCTGTGGCTGCTCAGCGAGGTCAAGCAGGGCTACCACACCCGCGGCGAGGACCGGCCGTCCACCGGGGGTCTGCACCCCCACTGTCGCTGCACCATGGCCACGCTCATGCCCGGCTTCGGATTCACGGCCGGCGGTGCGGTCACCTACAAGTCCCCGGACTACGACGGGTTCAAGCACCAACGCATGGCCGCCTAACGGCCCTAATCTAGTGGGCACGGCTCCTTTGCCCACACGAGGTAACTACCATGGCTCTTGGATTCAAGCTCTCCGCCACCGCCCTCCCCACGGCCCTTTCCGGCCATGAGTGCTTTGCGTTCAACAAGCGCGTCTTCGCCCTCGGCGGGACCCCAGACGGCTCCACGGCGCACCTGCTCATCGAGTCGGCAGTCGTCGACCAGGGTGGGAACATCAACCCCTTCTCGGTGACCGCCGGCCTCCCGGCAGCGCTCAACGCCGGCCGCGTGAACTTCGGGTTCGCCCAGAACCCCGCGCGCCAGGACCTCATCTACATCGTCGGCGGGGCCGACCCCACGGGCACCACGACCTCGTACGTGGACGTGGCCATCGGCCGCGTGAACACCGACGGCTCCATCCTCTGGTCCGTCGGCCCGAACCTCCCGGCGTCCCGCGCGGGCTGCAAGGCCGCCATTGTCGGCACGTGGCTGTACTGCATCGGCGGCCAGACCCTGGGAACGGCCACCGCCCTGTTGACGAACACCAGCGGCACGGTGGCTCTCAGCGCCACCGGCAACAACGTCGTGCTGACGTCCAGCGCGGACGCCTTCACGGTGCTCATGCCCGTGGGTACCATCTTCACCATCAGCGCCACCTCGGCCCTGGCGGTGTCCCATGCCGGCAACGCGGGCATCTACGTCGTGACCACCAGCACCAGCACGGCCACGACCATCAACGCCACCAAGCTGCAGGACCTCACGGGTGGAACCCTGACCGCCCCGGTGACCACCGCCGGGGAGGCCCCCGCGGCCACCACGGACCTCAGTGAGAGCGTGCAGCCCATCTCCGTGACCGCCCAGGTATTGGCGTCCAAGATTCAGTCGGACGGCAGCTTGGGACCCTGGCTCAACGCCGGGTCCATCCCCACGGCCGTCGCGGGCTTCAACCTGCTCGGGCACTTCGTGTCCGGCAGCCAGAAGTACCTGTACGTCGGCGGTGGCCAGGCCCACGGGAGCATCGCCCCGACGCAGCTCATCGAGCGCGCCACCCCGGAGCAGGGCAGCGGTCAGAACCTGCACTTCGACACCGAGGGCCTCGGCCTGTCGGTCCCCCGGTTCAACGCCGGCTCGCCGACGTTGCTCCTCGGGCGCCTCATCGCCGCCGGGGGTAGCTCCACCGCCCTGCCGGCTCAGGCCATCAACACCGTCGACGAGGTCAAGCTCAACTCGGACGGCAGCATCGCCTCGGCCCTGAAGGAATCGCAGCTGCCCGTGGCCATCGACGGCGGCAAGGTCGTGGCCATCAACAACCAGGTGCTCGTGGTCGGCGGGCAGCTCGCCGCGGGCACGCGCGTGGCGACCATCTACCAGGCCACGCTCCAGGACGACTTGTCTTTCTAGGCTATCTTCAGTCGCTTCAGTTCCGCCACGACGTCGTCGAGGAACGAGATGGCGCGGGCATTGGAATGGGGTACGAGCACAAACTCCCGCGCGGGCTCTTTCTTGAATGGCCAGAGGTTCATGATTTGCTCCCGTTCTTTCTTCCGACTGAGTAGGCGATGGCCAGTAGGGCCGCCAGCTCGTCGCGGCTGACATGGACCTCGACGTTCTGCTGCTTCTTGCCCTCGGACCTCGCGGAGAAGAACCGGCGCATGAACAGCTCCCCGGCGTTCAGGCACTCCTGGTCCAAGGGGATGCCGCCTCCGCTCAGGAGCACGCTGCGGACGTTCTTGTGCATGACTACTTGACCTCCTGGGGTGCGTCCTTGGGGGTTGCGGGGGTGGCGACCAGCAGGGGTCCCGTGGGGGCCATGACCATGGTTGTGTCGCCTCTGGTTAGGACGCCTTCGGTTAGGGCCTTGCTGACCACCACCGCGGGCTTCACGACCACGCTGACCTTGCTGTCGTGGTCCATGGCCAGGAACTCCGGGATGTCCTTCTCGAACAACTGCCGGGCAACCTCGCCGTTGCTGTGCTTGACGACCACGCCCACCAGGTGCTCCCCGGAGGTCACCACCGCGACTTGGTCCTTGACGCGTTTCAGCAGGTCCACGGCCGTCCGCAGGGCTTTGTTGCTGGCCAGCACGACGTCCTTGTGCTTGGGCACCGGGGCCTGGACCTTCACTTCAGCCTGACCACGGGCCAGTCGCAGCTCCTCCCGGAGCTTCTTGACCTCGGCCTTGGCAGTGGCCAGTTCCTTGGCGGCGGTGGTGTTCTCCTGCTGGGCGCGTCGGGCTGCGTTCTCGTTGGCCATTGTGGTCCTCCTGTTCCATCCTACCTAGAATCGGTCCTCTGTCAAGTGGCCCTTCAGAGCCGCGAGCCCGTACTCCGCGGCCTGGTACTTCCGGCGCTTCTTCGGCATGCACGTCTTCACGCGCCGACGGAACGCCGCCCAGACCCTCTTGTCGCCCCAGTTCGGGTACTGGCCGACAATCGGGCGCCCGCTGGCCTCCAGCAGCCCCAGACGCTCGCACATGCGCACGCCCGCGGTGAAGCACGGGTGGTCGTACCCCATGTCCTTGAACTCCCAAAAGTATTGGCGACCGCGGCCGCGGATGCGGATGTCCGTGCCGGCCTGGAAGGACAGGATGCCGTTGCCGGGCATCAGCTCCGGCAGCTCCTGCATCCCCAGGGCGTGCTCGAAGGGGATGAGTATGGCCAGCTCCGGGACCACGCGGATGTCCATGCGCGGCGGTTGGACGATGACGTGGCAAATCTCGTGGAAGAGCAGCTCGTGCCGGTCCGCCACGCTGGGCTGTCCAAGTTCTCCAAGTTGGGTCTCGAAGTCCACGTAGACGCGGCGGAATTTCGGGTCACAGCCGACGCCCAGGCGGGTGTTCGGGAGCCGGAACTCCTTGGGAATCTGCCCCTTACCTACGTCCAGGACCTCGATGCCGTACGCCTTGGCTAGGTTCCTGACCTTCCGGCCCACGGCCACCGAGGGGCTCTCGGTGATGACGACCTGGATACTGGGCGCCATGGAGACCATCACTTCCCCGCCGGGCACGGCTTGAGGCTGCCGTCCTCTTGCTCGCACTGCGCCCCGGGGAAGTACTTCCAGGTGGTTCGCGGGCGCACGCAGACCCGCACCAGTCGACCGTCCTTGGTGGGCGTGTCGCAGCACTGCGCCGGCACCTGGTCCTCGGTGACGATGGTGAAGCAGTCCCGTCGGGCCTCGGGGCTGCTGGCCTGGGTGGCGATGGACATCAGGGCGGACGCAATCAGGCTTCTCATGCTGGTACTCCTTCGTCGGTGATGACCAGGCTGAGCGCCTGGGTCTGTGAATCCAAGGAGAGTAGGGCCTGTTCGGCGCCGATGACCGCCGGTACGTCGCAGCTCGGGCAGTCGTAGCCCTGGGCGTCTGGCTCGACGCCACCCTCAGTCCATTGGCCGCAGGCCATGCAGAGACCGTCGTAGTTCTCCACGTGCTCGTGGAACTCTGCCTCGGTGCAATTCACTTGGGTCTTCATCGTCGTCCTCCTTGGCGCTTCTGGCGGGCTTGCTCGAGCAGGGCGCCGCGGACCTGGTCCTCGGTCCAGCGGATGGGCTGGCCCGCGCGTTCCATGACGTTGTTGATGTCGTCGGCCATCTTCGGGGCCTTCGCGGCCTCCTTGCGGCAGTCCAGGCAGTGGCCGTCCACCTGGTCGTTGACGGGCGCCTTGCAGTTCGAGCACGCAATGGCGGTCATGTTAGAGGACACCGTCGTCGCCCAGTCCATCAAGATGGGCCTTTGCTTTCTCAAAGAGATTCCCAAGAGGGAGCAGGCTCGTCTCACCCCGCTCAAAGGCTCCGAAGGCTTCGGTCAATTCTCGAAGTCTGGTCCGGGCCGCAAACACCTGAGCTTCTGCAATGCGAAAGTCCTGGCGGAGCATCGCCGAGATGGTATCTGCGAGGCTGAGCTTCTTTTCGAGTTCCAGGGCATAGCATCTGATGCACCCCAGGACTTCACATTCTTCTCCGCATTTCATACACTTGGCCATGGTCAGTTCAGCTCCTTCCGCTCGTCGGGGTTGTAGGCGAAAGCCACCCGGGCACTGCCGGGCTCGTAGTAGGCCACACCCGTGTCGCTGTTCCAGCCCCGGCGCGTGTACTGCTTGAACTCATGGGGGCCGTATTGGACCATGTAGGGAAGCGTCTTGAAGGTATCGAAGTCCGGGCAAGGTACGTGCAGCCACCCCAGGGGGTCCTCCTGGAGGACTTCGACAACGACTTCGGGGATGGAGTGGTATGTGAGCATGGACCTCACTCTACACCCCTCAACTGCTAGGTGTCAAGCCCCGCAATCTACTGGTCATGCTGACCTCGAAGTTCCTCATCTACGGCCTGGTCGACCCCCGGGACGGCCAGCTCCGGTACGTGGGCAAGACCGAGGGGTCCCTGCGGGTCCGCCTGAATCATCATGTTCACCGGGCTCTCCGGCAGCGTACCAACACCTACAAGGGTGCCTGGGTCCGGAGTGTCCTTCGGGATGGTCTCCGGCCGGACATCGTCGAACTCGAGGCTTGCCCCGGTCACGACGACCTCGTGGAGGCTGAGCAGTGGCATATCGCCTACTGGCGGTCGCTGGGGTGCAGGCTGACTAACCTCACGGCCGGTGGAGAGGGCGCCGTGGGGTACCGGCACACCCAAGAGACGCGCGCTCGTATCTCCAAGGCGAAGTTGGGGGTGCCGCATACGGAGGCCTGGAAACTGTCCCGCCGTGAGCTTTCACCTATCACTGAGGCGGAGATTGTCCGTGAGTATGAGAAAGGATTCTCGTGCGCCCACCTTGCTCCTCGGTTTGGCATGGGCTCTGGTGGTATCCGGAAGGTCCTGATGAGACACGGAGTGGTGGTCCGTAGCTCCAACGAACAGCGGTGGCTTACCCGCAAGTTGCAGCAGGAGAAGCGATGCTAGACCTGAAGAATTTGAAGGGCATGGTAGTCGACGGAGTTGCTGGCTCTGAAGCCATCGACAGCTCGGGTGAGATTTTGTCGGTGTCGGGAGCTGACATCTCGGACTTCCAGAACGGTACCGCGGTCATAAATTACGAACACAAAAACCCAGAAGACCCCGGCAATACCGCTCTGGACATCATCGGGCGCGTGGTCTTCGCGAAGAAGATTTACGGCCCGGACGACTGTGAAACTGAACGCCAGAAGGAGTTCTGGGAGAAGGTTCAGCTTCCCTATATTTACTTCGTGGGGATTCTTGCTGATGAGGCAGGTCATATTGGCGCTCAGTCTGCCGCTGCGCTCATCCGTAATGACATTGCCAACGGACTTTTCCCGCTGTGCAGGTGGTCTGTGGAAGGGTCGACGCTTGAGCAAAAAGACCACAATCTCTTGCGTACGGTCTGTAGACGACTTGCACTTACATGCAAACCGTGCAATAGAACCGCCGCCACGGGTATTCTTTCTGACCCCGCAGCCCCCAAGGGCTTCGAGCCCACCGCGAAGGTGGACAAGCCCACGGTTGACCTCCTGGAGGAAATCGCGGCCAAGTACGGTGCCCAGGCGGCCCTGGACGTGAGCAAGAGCGAGCGCGCCGTCGAGGACGAGCTGATGTACCGGAAGCTCGGCTCCAGCTGGGAGGACAGCTACGACCCGTCGGCGCTGTCCAAGGCCCTCGAGGCTGGCACGCCCTCCGGCGCCCCCGGCACGCTTGTCGGCGGTGCTGCCCTCCAGCGCGAGGACATCAGCGAGCGCGCCAAGAAGCTCCACGACGTCACGTCCGCCGCCAAGGGCGCGCTGCGCGACTGGTGGGGCGGCGAGAGCCAGCGCGGCACGCCGCTGCGCAGCTTCCTGAAGATGCGCCTGCCCGAGGCCAGCCCGGAGTTCATCGAGAAGTTCGCGTCCGCGGTCAACGACTACCGGTGCAAGGGCATCGGCAAGGGCCAGGTCCTCAAGACCGAGGACGAGCTGGAGTTCGAGGAACTGGAGAAGGCCGCCAAGAAGGCCGGCAAGCCCGCGCCCGCCAAGAAACCCGCGAAGGTCAAAGCCGCCCCCGCGCCCAAGCCCCAGGTCAGTGACGCCGCCGAGCCCGAGCAGGCCCAGGAGGGGGAGACGGACTTCGCGCCCACGAACATGGCGACCCCACGGGTCAAGAAGTCGTTCGTCATGCCCCAGAAGTACAAGGAAATGCACGCGCACCTGCCGGGCCCGTTGCCCACGCCGACCAAGCGCGGGGAAGCGTACTTCGACAAGGACCAGGGGGTGCTGCACACGCACCTCGGCAGCTACCGCATGCAGATTCCCCGGGACGCCACGTACCAGGCCATCCTGAACAGCCCGGAGGTGCAGCGCCCCCACGAGGAGGCCATGCGCAACTGGCTGCAGCTGCACAAGCTCATGCAGGCCGGTCACCTGCCCCAGGAAGTCGCGATGCACGCCGCCCTGTTCTCGGGCCAGAGCCCGTCCGTGCCCGTGGCGATGCAGGAGATGGCGTACTCGCACCTGCAGGACTTGATGGGCGGCGGCATGGACCCCTCGAAGGCCGGCGGCGTGACCGCCGCGCACAAGAAGGACTACATGAACCGCCTGACGCCGGGCAACGCCACGCTCCCGGAGTACATGAAGGACTTCTGGGCCGGCCCCGCCGGCAATGCCACCCGCGAGGGCGGCTCGCCCACGGGCGCGCAGTCGGGCCTGCTGTACCCGCAGCAGAAGTTCTACTCCGTGGAGCACTACCACGAGCTGCACCCGAACCTCGTGGACCTGGTGCGCCAGCACCGCGTCGACGGTCGGACCATGGCCAATACGCTCATCGGCCAGAAGCAGGAGGCGAAGCGCCACGACATGCGCGCCAAGACCATGGAGCGCAAGACCGGTGAGGCCCAGCCGCGGTTCCAGGAGGCCACCGGCAAGGCCCCCGTGGCGGGCTTCGCGCCGAAGACCGTCAGGTACATGCTCGGCATGATGGGCGCCGGGAACCTCCACGTCCCGGACACGCACTTCATCCGTCACGCCTTCGGCCTGCCCCACGACTACAAGGTCCGGGAGGACGCAGAGGCCGAGCTGGGTCGCCCGCTCAACGACGAGCAGGAAGAGGCGTACGCGCCCAACGCGCACCTGAAGAACGTCCTGTGGTACGGCCCCCATGCGGCCCAGATTGGCGACGCCATGGACGAGTACTACAGCAAGAACCACCCGGCGGTGAAGATGGTCCAGCAGAAGTACGGCAAGGACCTCGCGGACCCCAGCCAGGCCACGTTCCCCGGGTTCTGGGCGCACTGGCTCAGCATCCAGCCCCACGAGGTCGCCCAGGGCGCGCGTAGTCACGCGCACAACGCCGCGACCAACCACGAGGTGTACTGGAACGCGGTGCAGAACATCCTCCACCACTACGGCCTGCACAACCAAAAGGCCGAGGACGTGGGGCTGCACACCAGCGGCCAGGCCCCGGAGGCCATCAAGGCCCTGCCCCTGCACGTGCGCACGCACCTGGCGCAGCGGGCCATGGAGCGGCTCATGGGCGAGACGCCCGCGAGCCTGTTCTACGCGCAGAAGCTCTTGCCGATGCTCCTCGCCGCGGGCAAGACCAAGCCGGTGGCCGTCGCCAAGGCCGAGGCGCTCGCCATCGAGCTGCAGAACATGACGTCAATCCTGGCCAAGGCCGAGGCGGACCAGAGCGCCGGTGTCGAGGAGTACCAGGGCCGGAAGGTCGTGCCCGGGAGCGCCAACGTCCGCGGCCAGCCGGTTCGCATCCTTGGTGGTGACCGCACGCAGTACTTCGGGTATCACGAGGGCGACCCCGAGAAGACCCTCCGGCAGTTCCCCCGGCACCACGCGGTCGTGCGCGTGCTCTCCGAGCCCCGGGACCACAACCCCAGTTTCCGCATCGAGGCCCAGCACGGCATCCCCGAGCTGACCCGCCATCACGAGCAGAAGGCCCTCATTCACGGGCTCGACATCCAGGGACACAGCCTTCCCGAGCGTCACGGCTTCCACGGGGAGGAGCATGGCTCGAACTGGGTGAAGAGCGCCGCCGGCCAGCGCGTGTTGGTCAAGCGCGCCGTCGACCCTGGTCACAGGCATGAGTACGCCCCGGAGTTCGGTGAGGCCCGTCGCGAGG